AGAGAGGACTTAGTTAATCAATCTGGTGGACGTATAACACTAGAGCAAGCTCAAACGAATATTAACAGAGCAGGAAGAGACTTAGCAAAAGCACAAGAGGAGTTAGCAAACATTGGAAAAACTGATGACGCTGTCGTAACAGGAGATCAAACAGTACGTGTGACTTTTGCAGATGAAATACAATCTGATATCATGCAGACGTACAGAAAAAAATTAGAAGAGGTTATAGGAGATTACAATAAGTTAGTTGAGAAAGGTATTGACGTTAAAGATACACAAAAATTAAGACAAGAATCCTACAGGCTAGGACTCTCAACAGATCAAGACATACTAGCTTTTTATTCAAAGCATAAAGATATCATGCGTCCTTTGTTTAGAACAGAAGAGGATTTTGCTGCTTACATAAAAGAATTAAAAGAAAGTCAACAAGTGTTTAAAGATTTAGCACAAGTCAGACCTGGCATGCTTACAGGTGAGATGAGAAAAGGTGTTGCTGCTGCGGCTAAACAAAGAGATAAAGTATTAGAGATTTTTGAGCAAGCATACACAGATCCTAAAACAATGAAAAAATTGTTTCCTAACGTTCCTATGAAAGATAGAAAAGTTTGGGGTGACGCTTTAGTTAAAAATGATCTACATATGGCAGCAAAAAGAAAATTTATAGATAAAGATCCTAATGCATCTGATTGGTATGTTGTATCACCCGCTGAACTTGTAACAGCGAGATACGGTCAAAAGGGAACAACAGCAACACCTTTCGCTGAAAGAACAAAAGATATGAAAGGTATTGGTCAGTATGAGTTTTATGGTGGACCCAATGTTACAGACCCTAATGGTAAGCATTATACAAGTGTGTTGGAACAATCTTTACGAAGAGCGGCTAAAGTAAACAATGCAGATTTTAAAGTAGTAAAAATTCAGATAGGTGAGGCAAAATCTGTAAGCAGATCTGTGCAAGTTGTAAACGCACAGGGAGATGTTGTTAAAGAATTTAAAATGGCAAAGAGTGCTAAACAAAGCGATTTTGCTGATGTTATGGACAAAGCAAGAGATTATATTACAGAGTCAGGAGCGGAGGGCTTGATAGCTAGACCTGTTGAACTACCTTCAGGCTTTCCAACCGTAGATGCTTATGCTATAAAGTTGACACCAGAGATGGTATTGTCAACAAAAACACACCTAGCGTCAGGGGGTTATGTGCAGTATGATCCGCTAGTGTCTATGGATGAAATGATAGGAGCAGCTTAATGGTTGTTGAAAAACCAGCAAATTACGACCAACCACAAACGGTCAATGATGAATTATTAATACCAGCACAAGTAGGACAAGAAGTTCAACTAGAGCCTGGCACAGATGAGCCTATTAATATTGAAATGACAGAAGATGGAGGTGCTGTTGTAAACCCAGAACAAGAACAAATAGAAACAGGTTTTGATGGCAATCTAGCAGAGTTTATTGATCCTGATGTATTAACAAATATTTCAAGCGAACTACGTCAATCATACGAGGACGATAAAGGATCTAGACAACAGTGGGAAGAAGCCTACACAAAAGGATTAGATTTATTAGGATTAAATTACAACGAGAGAAGTCAACCGTTTCAAGGTGCTAGCGGAGTCACACATCCGTTGTTAGCTGAGTCTGTTACTCAGTTTCAAGCACAAGCATACAAAGAGTTATTACCAGCTAGTGGTCCAGTCAGAGCACAAGTTATTGGTTTAGCCACAAAAGAAAAAGAGGATCAAGCTCAACGCGTTGCAGAATTTATGAATTATCAAATGATGCATGTTATGGAAGAATACGATCCTGAGCTAGATCAAATGTTATTTTATCTACCATTATCTGGATCAACATTTAAAAAAATTTACTATGACTCCAACCTTGGCAGAGCTGTCTCTAAGTTTGTTCCTTCAGAGGATTTAGTTGTTCCCTATACAGCTACAAACCTAGAAGAATGTGAAAGAGTAACTCACGTTTTAAAAAGAACAGAAAACGATATTAAGAAAATGCAAGTCACTGGTTTTTATCGTGACATACCTTTACAACCAAGTGAAGAGGATCAAAACAAAGTTGAAGAAAAAGAAAGAAAATTATCTGGTATAGAAAAAAATTCTTACAAAGATGATCAGTATACTTTGTTGGAGATGCACGTAGATTTAGACATTGAAGGATTTGAACATCCTGATGGTATAAAACTACCTTACATAGTGACTATTGATGAAGGGTCCAGTGAGGTGTTATCTATATACAGAAACTATAGCCAAGAAGATTCTTTATACAAAAAACAACAATACTTTGTTCACTACAAATTTATGCCTGGTCTTGGTTTTTATGGATTAGGTTTAATTCACATGATTGGTGGTTTGTCCAGAACAGCAACAGCTGCGTTAAGACAACTAATAGATGCGGGCACTTTAGCAAACTTGCCTGCTGGTTTCAAAGCCAGAGGGTTAAGAGTTGCAGATGATGACCAGCCAATACAACCTGGTGAGTTTAGAGACGTAGACGCGCCTAGTGGTGATCTTCGTGCAGGTTTACTACCACTGCCTTACAAAGGTGCAGATCCAACTTTATTTCAATTATTAGGTTTTTGTGTTCAAGCTGGTAAAGAATTTGCAACAGTGGCGGACCAAAAACTAGGAGATGCTGCTAACGCTGGTGCTCCTGTTGGAACTACTATGGCTCTGATGGAAAGAGGTATGCGTGTCATGTCTGCTATTCACAAAAGAATGCACTATGCACAAAGAATAGAGTTTAAATTATTAGCTAGAATATTCTCACAGTCTTTACCACCTGTGTATCCTTATGAAGTACAAGGTGACTTACAAACTTTAAAAGCCTCTGATTTTGATGAAAGAATAGATATTATACCTGTATCTGATCCAACTATATTCTCAATGTCACAAAGAATTACTTTGGCTCAAACACAATTGCAATTAGCACAAGCTGCACCACAAATGCACAACATGTACGAGGCATTTAGAAGAATGTATTCTGCAATGGGTGTTCAAAACATTGAGGCAATACTACCTCCGCCTTCAGGTCCACAACCTTTGGATCCTGGTCAAGAAAACGCCACTGCTTTATCAGGTGGAGCATTAACAGCTTTTAGAAAACAAAATCATAACGCACACATTGATGCTCATAGAGCTTTCTTTTCTAGTGCTTTGGTAAAAACAAATCCACAAACTATGATGATTTTACAATCTCACATAGCAGAACATGTTGCTTTACAAGCAAGAGAAGAGGTAGAACAAGAAATGCAAAAAGAGTTAGAAGAAATGCAAGCAAGAGCTGGTGGTCAAATACCTCCAGAGCAACAAAACGAGATGCAAGAGCTATTAGAATCTAAAATTGCTGAAAGAGTTGTACAAATGACTGAACAAATGGTTACTGAGGAGCAACAAATGATGGGTGAACAGGGTCAAGACCCATTAATTGAGCTAAAACAACAAGAAATTAACCTAAAAGCACAAGATTTACAGAGAAAAGCTGCTGCAGATGAGGCAAGAGTGGCTATGGATGCTGCAAAACTAGCTCAAAACGAAGAATTAACAGAAGCTAAACTAGATTCACAAGAAGATATTGCACAATTACGAGCAAATGTTAATCTGTCTAAACGAAAAAACTAAAATGAGAACACCAGTAGAAAAATTACAAGAATATTTTGTAGAATTGATGGCTTTTTCTGACAAAAGTACACAAAGCTCAGAGGATCAAGTTCTTTTAGCTGGTGCAATGATGGGTGCAGCTAAGATGTTGTACCAAAACAACCTGTCTTTACAAGAATATAACGAGATTATGGATCACAATGCTAAAGACTTGATAAATCTTATAAAACCGACTATACATTAATAATTATGGCTAAGAAAAAATTTCCTGATTTAAGTGGTGACGGTAAAATAACAAAAAAAGACATACTTATGGGCCGTGGTGTAATTAAAAAAGCTATGGGTGGAGGAGTAGACGAAGCTATAAATGGTTTGAAAAAACGAGGTTTAAAAAATGGCGGTCTAGCGGGTAGACTAGCTCAACGTGGTTATGGAAAGGCAAGATCATGAAGTTTAAAAACACAAAGATGACTAAAGTTCCTAGTAAAAACCCTTTTCCAAATTCTATTGTGGCATCTGATGCTGCAGTAACTTTTTCTCCCTTTGTTGTGAGAAAGAATAAGGGAGCTGGACCTAAAGGACAAACTAGCAACATGCAGATTAAAAAAGTAAAGTTTACTGGCGTAAAATAGTTGGTTGAAACTTTTCCTAATTTTTTATCCAAAGACGCACACAAATATTTACATGATAAGATGTGTGGTCCAGGATATGCAGACGACTTTTATTGGCTCTACAGCCCTAAAGTCGCTAATGAAATAAATCCTAATGATGAAGAATTCTTTTTTGGACACACACTGTATCACTCAGGGGCAAAAGAATGGAACGCTCATATATCTCCGTTTTATGATAATTTAGCAGCTCCTATTTTAGGTGCTTTTAGGTTTGAATGGATATTTAGGATACGATGCAACCTTTACACAAATACAGGAGGACAGCAAAAGCATGAGTTTCATCGAGATGTTGATTTTGATCATAATGTTTTAATATATTCTTTAAACACTAACAATGGCTACACAGAGTTTGAAGATGGAGAAATAGTTGAATCAGTAGCAAATCAGGCTGTTATTTTTAATGGTAGACGTAAGCATCGTAGTGTTACACAAACAGATTCAAAAATCAGAGTTAATGTAAATATTGTTTTTAAGTAAAATTATGTGTACAATTGTATTTAATTAAGGAGGTTTGTATGAACTTACTAAAAGATTTGTGGGCACACTTGAAAGAGTGGTCTGATTGGAAAATGAAAGATTGGATTAAAGCTGCGATTGTAGCGATAATCGTAATAGTTATCATAGGAGCAATCTAAAATTTTATGTGGCAGTTATTAGCCT